ACTTTGACGTGCCTCGTTATATCAAGAACACCTTTGGTAAATATAACGTATCTGATTACAATCCTGCCAAGGATAAACCACTAACTCAAAAAGAACTTTTAGAACGTAGAGGATGATATGGCGAGAGTTACTGAAGAAGATTTAAAAAATCGTGGAACAAGTAATAGTAAGAATAAACCTGAAGACCCATCAGGTCAATATCCTTCGACTCCATATTTTTATTCTCAGAATATTGCAAAGCAAGCACGAGGCGTTTCAAGAAATGACTTAGAGTTCTTTTCTCATTGGCCTGATATAGAGTTAAACACAGGTGATAAAGTCCCATCTGAATATCCTCTGAATCAGGTTTTGAATACTGACAAAGGACATGCGTGGGAAATCGATGACACTGATGGCAATGAAAGAATACTTATCAAGCATGCAGAGGGCAGTGGTGTTGAACTCAAACCTGATGGAAGTATTGTAATATCATCCAAGACAAACAAAGTGGAAGTTTGTGGTGGAGATAACAATGTTATTGTTGAGGGTGATGCACAACTAGTATACAAAGGCAATCTATCTATCAAAGTCGTTGGCGAGTTCAATGTAGATTGTCTTGATTATAACTTGACAGTAAACGGAAATAAAGTTGAAAGTGTTGTTGGTAATGAAAAGAAAACTATTGGTAATGGTGTAGAAACATCTGTGACAGGACCAATCGCAACCTATTCAACAGGGCTTGTGACTGATGTGTTCTTGGGTGGACACCAACACAATGTCAAGGGCAATCTTGATTATAACGTTAACGGTAACATTGGTATCTTTGGTAGTGATGCATTAAATATGACCTCACAAACCTATGTTAACATTGCATCTGATAATGTAACCATGTCTGCACAGAATATGACGGTGCAAGGTGGATCGGGTGTGATTGGTGGAACGTCAGTAGACTTTGTTGGTAATGGCGCAATCTTTGATCAAGGCGTTACCGCACCAACATTTCACGGTGACTTGGATGGTAATGCGGCAAATACTTATGCTCAAGCGTATGCATCAACAGCCACATCAGGTGGTGGTTCTATTACAGATACAGCAACACCATCAATAACAACACCAACTGCTACTAATGTTCTTACATATTTAACGAAAGCCGCAGGTGGTATTCGTAAAGTTCTTATTGACAAGGGCGACTATTTTAAAAACTTTATTGATAAGTCAAGTCGATATGATGGCATCTCGAATGGATATATGTCATCTGCCAAGGCAAGATCAAAACTAAGAGACACATCAAACTCAGGTAACAATACATTTGTTGGAACTCTGTTAAGGGAGAACTGGATTTGCGCAGAGTATAATAACCCAACACCAAGACGTATTGGTAGAACAATCAAGCAAGAGTCTACACCTATTCTTAGCAATAAGCCAAAAGATATTTACACACCACAGATTGCGGCGACATACGTTCCTAAGTTCGAAGTCGGAAATATCGTACCTGAGGCTCAATATAATCCATTGAACCAAGATGATATCACTATTAAAACAAAGTTGAATAAGGGTATTACGATTGCTAAGTTCTTGGGTAGTGAGGATGCAACAAATCTCAAACACATCAGAGATACGGAGGTCAAGCGTAAGATCGCCCAACAGCTATATCTACAGGCACTTGTTTTAAAAAGAATACAAGAAGATAATGAAACTTTCAAGGGTATCAATCTCGTTGTATCTGAAGGTATCTATCGCCCTGGTCCATCAGAGACTATGACGAAGGGAGGCATCAATGATCTTAAGTCAAAGGGTCGTGCAATAGTATATAAAGCAGTAGATCAGAATGGTGTTGAGAATGCATTGGCGTTATTTGATATTGCTGAGTTCTTAAAGGACTCTGTGTTCTATGAAGAAATGAAACTATCCTACGACACCCTAGAATGTGATGGCGCAGGTCTACCAGTTCTCAAAGCAAGATTGATTATCATTATGCCTGAACTTGATGAGAACTGGAGTGCTACATTCAACCGTAAAGTTTCTACAGAATACAACAGGCAACTACTATCACAAGGCGAACTTGTTGAGTGCCTTTTGGAATCATTCGAAGACCTTGAAGAGAAAGCAGTACAAAACTCTGCTGTGCCACCAACTGATGGTATCGTGACTCATTCTAGGGGTCCAGACAGAAAGAACTGGCCTAATCAACGTATTGTTGATTCCATTGCAGAAGCGGTGCGTGAACTTGGCGTAGGATATACTGCACAGATTACGGCTGATGGTGGTCGTGCAAGTAGATCAACAGGAACACAAAACCACCCAGTGGGCGAAGCGGCAGACCATTACTTATTGCTAAATGGCAATCGCATTAATCCATCTCAGAATAGAAGTCTTTATGTTCGCTACATTAGAATACTCGTGCGTAATGCTAAGGCACGTGGAGTGCGTCCTGGTATTGGTGGATATCCTTCATTCATTCACTATGATGAGAGTGATTGGAGACAAGGTAAAGCAGGGTCTGCTGGAACTTGGAATAGTGGTTTTGATGTTTCATTCGCAAAAAGCTTATAAATAATAGCAAAAATGAGAAAGTATTATGGCAACTAATAGAGTTCTATCAAGGGAAGACGGTAATCTCAGCACCTCTGCTTTAATCACGAGTAGAGTTGTTGAGTTTAAAGATATTGATCTATTGTTTGCTGCGAAACCGAATGGCGAAATCTATAAGAAAAGAGATGCAGCTGCGGTTAAACAAGCGGTAAAAAATCTCATTCTGACAAACTATTATGAGAAGCCATTCGAACCATTCTATGGTGGTAATATTAGAGCACTCTTATTCGAACTTGCAGACGATGATATCGAAGAAGAAACTCGTGATCAGATTGCAAGAGCGATTGCAGCATATGAACCAAGAGCACAAGTGCGTAATATATTTGTAGATTGGCAAGAGGAAAGAAACTCGCTAACGGTGACAATCGAGTTTCAAATCGTAAACACAGAAGAAGTAGTGACATTCACGACTTCACTATCAAGGTTAAGATAAATGGTAACAACTATTAAATCATCCGCATTAGATTTTAATAATATTAAAAGTAATCTGAAAGACTATCTTGCTAACAGGGATGAGTTTAAAGATTATAACTTTGAGGCTTCTGGTTTATCTAACATTCTTGATGTGTTGGCATATAACACACATTTGAATGCTCTTATTGCTAACTTTGCTTTAAATGAATCTTATCTGCCTACTGCACAACTTAGATCATCTATGGTATCATTGGCAGAGGGTGTTGGTTATGTGCCTGATACAAAGACTGCATCTCAAGCAAGAGTTCGTTTGACTTTAAGTTCATCTGCGGCAGGTCGTAGTACATCGATTACTTTACCTGCATATACAAAGTTTACTACTACTGTTGATGATGTAACATATACATTCCAAACCGTATCTTCACATGTTGCTAACGATGATGGTACAGGTTTCTATGAGTTCAAAACTTCAGACGACTCAAATCGTATTCCCATCTATGAGGGTACTCTTAAAACTAAGACATTCCTTGTGGGTGAGTATGAAGACAATCCTGTGTATATCATTCCAGACGACACCATTGACGCTGACACTGTTACCGTCAAGGTCTATCAGAGTGCTTCATCATTAGAATCCACAACGTATCAGAACATTACTGGTGTTACAACCATTAGTGCTAACTCTACAATCTATATTCTTAAGGAAGCACCTAACGGATATTTCGAACTATCTTTTGGTGATGGTGAGACTTTTGGTATTGCTCCATCCGCAGGAAATAAGATTGAAGTACAATACCTATCTACCAAAGGTGCAGAAGCGAATGGTGCAACAACATTTACTCCTGTTGCTCAATACTCTGATGGTACGATCACGGCTGATGTCAATGTTGTAACATATGTGAACTCCATAGGCGGTGATGAAAAAGAGACTATTGAATCTATTCGTAAGAACGCTCCTTTCCAATATGCAACACAAAACCGTATGGTCACGGCAGCTGATTACTCATCACTGATTTTGAGAAACTATTCTACTCTTATTCAGGATATTGCATCATGGGGTGGAGAAGAGGCATTGAAACCTGAGTTTGGTGCAGTGTATGTTTCTATTCAATTTGAAGACGATGTGACTGCAAGTACAATCGCTAATACCAAGCAATCTATCAGAACTCTTGCGGATCAGCTTTCGATTGTCTCATTCAATATTCGTTTTGTTGATCCTATTGAAACATTTGTTGAGATGGATACGTTCTTCCAGTTCAATCCTAAGTTAACAGACTTGACACTTCCAGCGATTCAAGACAGAGTGAATACTGTGATCACAGATTACTTTGCAGAGAACACAGGTGGATTTACACAAGCATTTAGACGTTCTAATGTGTTGTCTGAAGTTGATGATGCATCCGCAGCTATTCTATCATCAAGAGCAAATGTTAGAATGCAACAAAGATTTATTCCAACTACACCAAGTCTGATATCAGTTGTCAATAGTCTTTTAACTAATCCAGACACAACGTCACAAGCAGAGTTTGATAAAATCGTGGAGCTAGTTGTCGATCAAAGATACAGAGATGCAGCCAACTTCATGATTAATCAAGACTTGACAGGTGAGAACTTTACGGTTGTTGAAGAAAAGCTTTCGTCTACTAAACTAAGAAATAATCAACAACTCCAGTTCCCAGTTTCTATTGCTGCACCTGATGACAACGAGTACATCATTACAAGTAACGAGTTCGTGTATCAGGCGCAAACATGTACTCTACGTAATAAGTTGAGTTCTAATATTATTCAGATTGTAGGTGTAGGTGGTGCTATTATTGTAGACAATATCGGAAACTATAATGCATCCTCTGGTGTTGTTACTTTGAACTATTTCAATCCAACAAGTATTTCTGCTGGACTAGATAGAATTAAACTAGCCGCCGTACCGTCTAACCAATCTGCTATTGCGCCGACTAGAAACGAACTATTAAAGTTTGATCCAGATAGATCAATCACAACTGCCGTAACTGTAAGTGCGACTAACTAATGTCAACTAAAGATAAAACAAATATATTCACGAATAGGACGGATATTAATCTGTTTAGAAGCGAGATAGATCAGGTCATTCCTGAGTATTTTGCTGAAGACTATC